AAAGTCCACTAGCAAGGCTGCTTTGCAGAAAAACATCAAGACGGAGATTGCCGCTGGCAAGCCGCCCAAGCAGGCGGTAGCGATTGCTTACTCCGTCAAGAAGGCAGCAAAGAAAAAATGACCGCTGCGTGGACTAAGAAAGCTGGCAAAAACCCTGCTGGCGGGCTGAATGCAAAGGGGCGAGCGAGTTATCACGCTGAAACCGGGGGGACGCTAAAGCCTCCCGTCAAGGCTGGTGATAACCCGCGCAGAGCGTCATTCTTAGCCCGGATGGGCAATATGCCAGGCCCAATGGAAAAGCAGGGCAAGCCGACCCGATTGGCGCTGGCTCTGACTGCATGGGGTGCGAGCAGCAAGGAAGATGCGAAGGCTAAAGCCAAAGCCATCTCAAAGCGAAACAAATAATGCCAAGAATTGCTGACGCTGTAGAGCCAGTCGAGACAACGGGAACGCCGATTTCCTCGATGGCGCAGCTACTCAATTCTAATTTGGTTCGGCAGGGCGCTAAAGGGCGCAGGCGTATTGCGGCAGCGGTAGAGCCGTCATGGTCAGGCGAGGAACTGCCGATGGAAGGCAGAGCGACATTCTTGCCATTCCGCGACACAATGCCCGGTTCTGTAATGAACAAGCGCGAGTTAGCTTTGCCCGGCGTAGTGGCTGGTGCAGTCAACGCAATCACAGCGCCCGCCCGATCAATGGAAACTTATGTGGACGATTACGGCAACGTCCAATATAAGTTTAACGCTCCCCAAGAAGCTGCAAACGTAGCCTTGAACATGATGGGCGGCGGCATGAGTGCATCACGTGGTGCACCTGCTAATGCTTTGGGTATGTTTATCGGGCCACGCTCTAAAGGTTGGAACGCCGAAGCTAACGCCCGCGCCGTACAGATGGAAAAGGCAGGCGCTACACCGGAAGCAATATGGCAGGAAACCGGCAACTACAAAGCGCCGGATGCTGCGTGGCGGCAAGAAGTCAGCGATAAAGGGTCAAAAATTACCGAAGCTGTACCAAAAGCAATCGTTAATTCTGAAGAAAGAATGTTTAAAGGGCCATTAGGACGAGGTTTTTCACATGAAGAACTTTACAAAGCCTATCCAACCTTGCAAAAAATTAAAGCAAATTTTTATGCGGATATAAATCCAAGCGGAAGTTATGCTCAAAATGCTAAATCAATGGTAGTTGGAGCGCCAAGCACAGGCGACCAACGCAGCGTTGCTTTGCATGAAATACAGCACGCAATCCAACAGAAAGAAGGATTTGCAAGGGGCGGTAGCGTTAATGAGTTTGCAAGCGGGCCAATGTTTGACGAAAAAGCTCGAAACCTTGCAGCAGACTTAAGTCAAGTTGTAACTGGCGGCGTATCAGCAAAACCGTCCGAAGTCATTACCGGCATTAAATACGCAGATACCAAAGAATTAGCGCCGATTATCAAAAAGTATGGGTTTAACAGCGTAGAGGATGCTGTAAGTTATCTTTCAGCACAAGACGCTAGACGAACTCCGTTAGAGCAATACCGTCGTTTAGCCGGTGAAGTCGAAGCTAGAGCCACTCAAAGGCGCAGAAACTTAACAGACGAAGAACGCCGAGCAGAGTTCCCTGAACGCTCTTATGACGTGCCAATCAGCGAATTAATCGTCCGACGGTAAAACATTGTTATCGACAACTATTGTTAATAAACATTAATTAAATCAAGACTATGGAAATTGAGACAAAGGGACGTGGAGCGCCTTTAGGCAATCAAAATGCTGCAAGGCAGAGATTGTTCTATGACAAGCTACGCAAAATCCTCATTCAAGAGCCGCATAGACTGCATTCCATCGCTGAGAAGCTGATTTCCGAGGCTGAAAACGGCGAATCTTGGGCGATTAAGGAGATCATCGACCGAGTGGACGGCAAGGCTCTGCAAGCGCTTGAGAATGCAGATGGCTCGCCATTGTTGTCCGGCATCGTGGTTTCGTTCGTCAAGCCCGAATGACGGATGTCGCTGAAGCGATAAGCAAGGCACAGTTCCCGGCAAAGCTGGAATGCCTGTTTAAGCCTGAGAAAAGCCGCTACCGCATCCTGTGGGGCGGTCGAGGTGGTGCTAAGTCTTGGGGCATTGCGAGGGCGCTGCTGATTCTTGGTGCGAGGAAGCCGCTGCGTATCCTGTGTGCGCGGGAGTTTCAGACCAGCTTGAAGGATTCAGTCCACAAGCTGCTGTGCGATCAGATTGAGAGCCTCGGCCTCATGGGGTTTTACGAGATCACCCAAGCCAGCATCCGGGCGCAGAACGGCACAGAATTCTTTTTCTCCGGCTTAAAAAACAATGTAACAAACATTAAGTCGTTCGAGGGCGTAGATATCTGCTGGGTTGAGGAAGCTGCGAACGTAAGCAAACTTTCGTGGAACGTCCTGATCCCGACCATCCGCAAGGAAGGTTCGGAGATATGGATCAGCTTCAACCCGGAACTAGAGACGGACGAGACTTATCAACGCTTCGTGGTCAAGCCGCCGAACGACTCGATAGTCACTAAGATCAACTGGTCAGACAATCCGTGGTTTCCTGAGACTCTCAATCTTGAGCGCGAATCCCTCAAGAATCGGGACCTGGATTCTTACAATACGGTGTGGGAAGGTGTTTGTAGGCAGACGGTAGACGGGGCGATCTTTGCCCGCGAGATGCAGATGGCTGAACTCCAGCAGCGCATCACAAATGTTGTCTACGATCCCGCCAAGCCTGTTCATGCGGTGTTTGACCTTGGCTGGTCTGATAGCACCGCAATATGGTTCTTGCAATACGTGGGCATGGAAACCCGCTTGCTGCGGTACTTTGAGGATAGTCAGCAAACCATTAGCTACTACCTGTCCAAGATGCAAACCTTCGGCTATGTGTACGACACGCTGTGGCTACCGCACGACGCTGAAAACAAAACTTTAGCCGCCAACGGTAAGAGCATCGAGGAAATAGTCCGAGGCGCAGGGTACAAGACACAAATCTTACCGCGCGTGCCGATTGTAGACAGCATCAACGCCGCCCGGACGATCTTCCCTGCCTGTTGGTTTGACCGCGAGAACACGGCGCAAGGCATCGACTGCCTGCGACATTACCGCTATGAGGTTGATCCGAACACCGGGCAGTTTAGTAAACAACCGTTACATGACCATTACTCACACGGCGCTGATGCCTTTAGATACATCGCATTGATGGTTAAAGAGCCACGCAGCCGTAAGGCGCAAGCAAATACCTATGTTGTGCCCGCTAATTGGATGGGATAGACTAAGCCATGCCTTATCAAGAAGATGACCCAAGAATAGATGCCGCAATGAAGTTTTTGCGGTTGGCTTCCGAAGCCGATAGCAACAATCGGATGGAAGCGCTTGAGGATTTGAAGTTTGCAGCAGGCGATCAATGGCCTGTTGAAATTCAAAACTCTCGCAACCTTGAAGCGCGACCCTGTTTGACGATCAACAAGATCGACAGTTATGTGCGGCAGGTTACAAACCAGCAGCGGCAGCAACGCCCGCGCATCAAGGTTCATCCCGTCAACAACGAAGCTGACCTAAAGATAGCCAAGGTCTTAGAAGGCATCACGCGGCACATTGAGGTCAACTCAAACGCCGATACTGCTTACGACAACGCCTTTGATTACGCGGTCAGGATGGGATGGGGTTACTGGCGAGTAGAGACTGATTATGTGCGGGAAGATTCGTTCGATCAGGAAATCTACATTCGTCCGATCCATAACCCGTTTACAGTCTACTTTGATCCGAACTCTGTCGAGCCGGATGGTTCAGATGCCGAGCAATGCTTGGTAACTGAGGTCATTCCTAAAGCCACGTTCCGGGAAATGTATCCCAATGCGGATGATGGATCAGGATTTACGCTGCGTGCTACTGGCGACTCAAGTGCTGAATGGGTAATGAAGGAAGATATCCGCATCGCGGAATACTTTCACACTAACCGCAAAGCCGCGACCTTAGTTTTGCTCTCTGATGGCACGAAGCTATACAAAGAGGATTTGCCCGATGCCAACATGATGTTGGCTGCGGGCGTGACTATTGTTAGCGAGCGCAAGACGTACCGCAAAATTATCAAGTGGTGCAAAGTCACCTCAATGCAGGTGTTGGAAGAAGGCGAGTGGATTGGTAATTACATTCCGATCATTCCCGTCTACGGCGCTCAACTGACCGTCGAAGATAAGCGTAAGAAGTTTGGTCTAGTGCGTCATGCTAAAGACCCGCAGCGGATGTATAACTTTTGGCGCACCAGTCAGACTGAGAGCATCGCCCTCGCACCGAAAGCTAAGTGGCTGTTGGCTGAAGGTCAGGACGAAGGACATGAGAATGAATGGGCGCAGGCTAACATCAAGTCAGCACCTGTTCTGCGGTACAAGCAGACGGACATTGAAGGGCGCGTAGCACCGCAACCGACCCGGCTACAACCCGAAGCACCGCCGACCGGCATCATGGAAGCAGCGTCGTCTATCAATGGCGACCTGCAAGCGGTGTTAGGAATCTTCGATCCGAACCAAATGCCTACGGGCAATATTTCCGGCAAGGCGTTGAACGGTCAGCAGCAGCAGATTGACCTGTCGAACTATCATTTCTACGACAACCTGACCCGTTCGATCAAGCACACCGGCAAGATTATTCTTGACCTGATCCCGAAGATTTATGATGCCGAGCGCGTTATGCGGATCATTGGCGACGATGGTCAGCCGGACATGGTGACGATCAACCAACGCGACGCTGTGGGTGCGATCCTCAATGACGTGACCGTGGGCGAATACGATGTCGTGATGGATACCGGCCCAGGCTATCAGTCTAAGCGCATCCAAGCAGTCGAGGCGATGATGCCTCTCATGGCAAAGGATGAACTATTCAAGATTGCTGGCGACCTAGTGTTCCGCAATATGGACTTTCCCGGCGCAGACATTATTGCCGACCGGTTGGCAGCGTCTAACCCGTTGGCACAAATCGATGATAAAAGCCCGATCCCGCCGCAAGTGCAGATGCAACTGGCGCAGAGCAAACAGGTCATTGAGCAGCAGCAACAACAGTTACAGGCTATGCAGCTTGAGATCAACAACCGTGGTCAGGTTGCCCAAATCCGAGAAGATGGGGCGACTAAGCGCAAGTTGATGGAAGTGACGAGCAAAGCCCACAACACCGAAACGATGGCTGAAGTGAAGGTAAACGATCAAAACACCCGCGCAATTACCTCGCAGAACAAAACCGAGATTGATGCCATTGTGCAACTGTTGTTACATCACATGGATACGAGCAGGCTAACGGCAGAGATTGAGCGCCGGAACATGGAACAGAATCAATACGCCCAGTTTGCCGCACAGGACATATCGCAAGGTGGTAGCCCATTCTTGCAGCAATGATTTACTAAGAGTATATTTATATTAATCTACCGTTGGATATCAGCGGGTCAAAATCTTGAGGCAACTCATGTCTGAAGTGCAAGAGCCGAAGCAGGCTCAAAATGTTGTAACGAGTGAAAATT